AGTATTGAGTGGTCATTAGCATTCCAAAGGAATAGAGCTTTGATTGATTTACAGTTTACACCATCTGAGATTAGAAGAGAGGTCATGGATCAATTTGACAGTCAAGATAAAGATAGAGGCAAACTGTTTAACTACTTTGTAAAAAAGAAGCTAAATAACCTCATAGAAAATATAAGTGAGTTTTAATATGAAAAAAGGAATAGGCGAAATAATTAAAGAAGTCAAAGATGCAAAGTCTGTTGGCGAGAAAATAAGAATATTGCAAAGAGAAGATAATAGAGAGCTAAGAGGAATCTTAGAGCTTACGTATGATAACAGATTAACTTGGGCATTGCCTGAAGGAAATCCCCCTTACAAACCATTAGACAAGTCATTTGATAATCAAGGAATGTTTTATTCTGAGATGAGAAGAATGTATATCTTTTTGGAAGGTAAGAGTCAGCTGACTCAAGGAAGAAGAGAACAGCTCTTCATTGAGATACTAGAGCAGTTGGATCCAGATGATTCAGCTCTTCTTATTGAAGCTAAAGATAGAAAAATCAAAGGCGTCTCTAAGAAAATAGTTAAACAAGCATACGATGACTTTTTAATGGATCCAGCAAATAGCTAATGCCGCTATACGATTTCTATAACACTGAAACCGGTGAGGAGTTTGAGTTGTTACTTAAGCTGTCTGAGCGTGAGGTATTCTTAAAAGATAATCCTAACATAAAGCAAAAGGTTGGTGCTCCGATGATCGTAGGTGGGGTTGATGGTCTGCGTAAGATCGATGATGGCTTCAAAGAAGTTTTGCAGAAGATAGGTGAACAAAACCCTCAAACCAATTTTGGTAGAGAGATGAATTCAGCAAAGACCGGACAGCAAGGTCAAGTTAATAAAGCTGTCGACAAATGGAAGAAGAAAGCCTCTAAAGATAAAAAGGTTTATAGTTCCAAAGGAATAGATTAATGATAGAATGTACACGTGATAATTTACTCATTGCAGAACTAAAAGGCAAAGAGAAAAAAGAAACAACTACAGAGGGTGGAATTATTTTATCGGCAGATGTTGATGATACTAAACCTGCTCCGCCTCCTGGTTTAGTAATTAATGTTGGACCAGATGTAAAGTATATCAATTCAAACGATATAGTGTTTGTTGATTGGTCTAAAGGAATAGTAGTAGATGTTGATGATGATAGACAAGGCGTCATTATACCTCTAGAAGCAGTTAAAGCAGTAAAGAATGGATAAACAGTTTAATCTACAGCTCTCAGACCTTCAGAAACTGCCTAGAAGGAACGTTAATGGCAAGAGACTATATGAGACACCAGACGGGTCACATTATCCCTCAGTAACGACCATAACGGGTCAGATGAACGCTAAGGCAATTAGCGAGTGGAGAGCTAGGGTAGGTTCAAAGGTAGCTAATCAAATTACTACACAAGCCTCTTCAAGAGGAACATCAATCCATAAACTATGTGAGCATTATATACTAGGCACTATGGATGAAGTAGAAGTAATGCCAAGTAATAAAGAGATGTTTGATGCAATGTCAATCCATCTAGCTGATACAGTTGGTACTGTTTATGGTGTAGAGAGTTTCTTATATTCAGACTTCTTAAGATCAGCTGGACAAGTTGATATGGTTGCAGAGTATAACGGAACTTTATCTATTGTCGATTTCAAGACAGCAAAGAAAAAGAAAAAAGAAGAATGGATCCAGAACTACTTCGTACAAGAAGCTGCTTATAGCTTTATGTTTGAAGAGAGAACTGGAATGCAGGTTCCTCAATTAGTTACTGTCATTGGAGTTGATGGTGAAAGCGAACCTCAAGTGTTTATAAAGAACACTAAAGATAGGAATCAATACTTACTTAAGTTTCTTTCTTTGAGGGAGCAGTTTGAAGAAGGGTCTGCAGCATAACAGACCATTGTTGGGATCTAACTTCCCAATTATAAAATCCATCAGTATATGCTTTCTGCATATTAAGTCTTTCTTCCATAGTAGGATCTTTCACTAACCTTAAAGCATCACCTAATGTGAGAGCCATTTTAGTTGCATGCTCATTCATATCCTGTGAGTAGTCATATTGCAAAGTCCAGTTAGATGTCGTCTCAGGCAAAGCAGCTAAGCTACTATGAACACATACACATCCAGCACTCATAGCTTCTACCATGGCTATACAAGATGTCTCTGGCCATATACTAGGCAAAGCAAATATATGAGCCTTCATAAGAGCTTTCCTAACTTCTTCATTAGAAACATGTCCGTGATATGTCATGTGTTTATGTGATTTGATCTTTTCAAATAACGCTTTGTAAGGCTTGTCTCTTTCTTGCCATCCATATATTCCAAAAGACGAGTACACATCTAAATGCCAATTGATATCAGGAAATGTTTGTTCTATCCATTCCATTACTGGATAAAGTAATTCTAGTCCTCTATGTGGCGTAGTATGGTATATGATATTGATACACTTATCAGCATCTGGCTTATCGTGAGGTTCAATAGGTTCAATAGCGTTCTGTAGTACAACTAACTTACTTGCAGGTACTCCAAGAAAGTCTTGTACCTGTTGTCTCTGCCAATGAGATACGCATACGATTTTTTCAAACTTGTCCCATCCACCATCTTTTAAATGAGCCATCTCTGGATCTTGAGCTAAGTCATGTACCCAATAGATAGGTTTTTTTCCTTTTTGCAATCCTCTAAATCTAGAAGGTATAATTTGAAACTTATCTAACAATGCAGGATCAATTCTATCGAACAGACCATACTTCATCAACTCAGTACCGCCCATAGCATTTTTATCTAGTTCATTTTGAGGCACGGTTGCCTCTGGATCGCCCAATATGTTTAACTTCATAGTGATTTGTCTATTGTGTCAGAGCTTCCTCTGCTAACCTCTAGTAGAGTTTTTAGACTATCGTAACCACCTACCAACATATCATCTTTATAGATTTGTGGCATAGTTCTAGCGTTAGGATTTCTTTCCATTAACTCTTTAAAAAATTCTGGATCGTCATTGATGTTTTTTACCTCAACGTCTTCACCTTTAAGTTCAAACTTTGCTTTGTCACAGTAAGGACAATTGTTCTTTGAATAAATTAACCACTTGCTCATAATATATGTTCCTCTCTTATTTTTTTTGCAGTTCTTTTTTTACCGCTCTTACTTATATATGGTTTATCAGATAATCCTTTTGTACCTGGATTATATCCAAGTAGATTAGCAATACCTGCTAAAGTAATCCATACGATTGCGATTAGTATAACACCATCCATATTATAATTCAACAGCAAATATTTTATTTGCGTCAACCTCCACCTTTTCTAAATCAAAATTAATACTTACACCACAACCACATGATGCTTGTTCTTTAGGATTAACAAACTTAAACAATTTGTTTAGACCCTCTGTTATATAATCTAAGGTCATTCCTGATAGATATGGAACACTCATTTTGTCCACGAGTATATTGAACTTTCCATAAGGAAGGATAACATCATTAGCATTGCCATCATCATTGCTAGAATCAAAGACATACTCAAAACCAGCACACCCACCACCGGTGATTCCCAGTCGTATATTTTTCCATTTGTCTCTTTTCTGATTCTCAAGTAGCTGTTGAATAGCCTCATCTGTTATCTCAATCATTGGGTGGGTTATTATGACCTATCATAGATTGATCTAATATAGGATGATTATAGTCCTTGTCGTTCTTTGTTTCGTAATCTACCATAGCTTGTCTAATAGCATCTTCTGCTAATACGCTACAGTGTAGTTTAATTGGAGGTAAGTCTAATACCTCTGCAATGTCTTTGTCTTTAATTAGTTTTGCTTCTTCAATAGTTAGACCCATCATCATATCAACAAACAATGATGAGGATGCAATTGCAGATCCGCAACCATATGTTTTAAATTTAACATCAACTATTTTTTCATCATCATCAAGTAGTAGTTGTAATTGCATTACATCACCGCAAGCAGGAGCTCCTGCAAGACCAGTTGCAACTTTAGGATCCTTTCTATCTAAAGAACCAACAGAATGTTTCTTGGGGTTGGCTAGAACCGCTTCAAATCTTTTTACTACTTCGTCCGAATATGCCACTAAATGATTCCTAAATTTTTCAATATAGGTGCATATTCTATACCAGCTCCAAGAAGGTTTAGGATGAATATAGCACCATTGATGATTACTACTTTAATTCCTAGTAGAATTACTATTACATAAGGTATTGTTTTTAATAACCCATGCTCTTTATAGAACTTTATTATCGGCCAGTCCCATTTACCGTCTTTTATAAACATTAAAGAACTCTTTCTAAAGTGTCCCACTCCACATCTTTATATTGAGGATGGAACGTATCTAATCTTGATTCGCCTTGAGCACCAAACTCTTCAACGAATTGCTTATATACAACCGGTACACCAATATTGTATTCTTTTCTTACTTCTTCTATATCTCTTTCTAGTAATGAAAGATGTGGTTGGAAGAATAGTTCTCTTGAACATTGTTTGGAAAGTTGTATACATTCTTTTCTTACTTTCCATGGAAGATTACTTTTTAACTTCCTAGCCATTTTCCAAGTACCAAAGAATGATACTAACTTAGGTGGCTTAAATCCTGAAAGGTGAGCTGTTACTTCTTGTATCATAGCTTCACCCATTGTTGCTGTGTCATATCTGAATAATACATGCCAGAAGTCATGAGCTAACAACAAATGTCTTGATAAGTTTACTCTCATTTCATGAGCAAAGTTATCATCTTGAATTTCTTCGTATTTGAATCGTTGATTGTATATTTCTTCTATACCCCAGTTCTTAACCAAGTTATAGTAGTGGGCACCCACCGTGTTAGGTGCCAACTGTTTTAGGTAGTCAAAATCCATCAAAGTGGGAACAACAACGTTATCAAAGTTTTCTGGTGTAAAGTCTCCTCTAGCCCAGATAATATCTCTTCCTTGTTTTGTTTTCCTATTTAAAGCTGCCATTATAGGACCAAATGGAATATTCATCTCACGGTACATATTAACAATATGATCAAGACGATGTTGTCCATTAAAGTCAGCATTTTCTGCTGTTCCTAGTCCATCTTCCCCATAAGTTGTCATGAGGTAGTGTCCAGTTTTAAATATCTTTGATAGATTCCACATTATATTAGCTTTCTTTTTGAACTAATGTCCAAACTCCGTATAATAAACCGGCCCAAGCTGCTACTTTAGCTAATCCGCCAAATAGTAGTACTGAACCACATATTAATATAAGCGTCAAACCATCAAGAGATGTTCTCTCTTTCAGTCTTCCTTTTATCCAATCTAACATAGATTTCTCCTTTTTTTATTCCCAAGGAAAAACGATCCACTCGTTATCCTTGCGGGTATTTATAAGTTCTCCAGAATAGTTACACTTGAATTCTGAAGATTCTTTAGATAAGAGAGCTGCAAATGATCCGGGAAAAGGTCCTATCATTTCAAGAACTTTTCTTAGAGTGGATCCACTATCATTAATATCATCCACTACTAATGGATGTTGATAGTCTTCTATCAATTTATAATCGAATGTAGTGTTAGCACATTTACCATCTCTTAATGAAATGTTTAATGGTATTAATGGTACATTAAACATATGTGATAGACGCACAGCCGGAACTAACCCTCCTCGGGTTAGCCCGACCACAACATCAGGGACATCATCACCTATTTGTGCAGCTATGTGGCTACACAACTCATCATATTCGTCCCAAGAAATGAGTCTTCTTACAGATTCGTTTGTACCCATTTAAGTACTGCTTCCGGTTTAGATGCTTCATAGGGATCGGACTGAGCATTGTCAGTAAACCCATCCTCAGCAAACATTTCAAGTACAGTATTAGTGTCTCCATCTAATACCAAGGCATACCTCCAACTTCTATTACCAAAGTTAAGGTTAGTCTTCTGACATAATGTGCCTAGCTGTGCAGCTAAGTCTCCATTTCCGTCTGGAAGCGATTTCACTTGCTTGATGTCTTGTTGTTCTAACCAAGCATTCATAACGAAAGGATCATTTACACTATGTACATAGATATCATCTATACCAGCTTCAACAAATCTACCAAAGTCTTCTTCGAAGCCTGGTAATTGAAATGTTGAGCAGGTTGGTGTAAACGCTCCTGGTAAACCAAAAACAATTACTTTCTTGCCTTTAATTGATTCCTGCAAATTAACATTGATAAACTCTCCAGCTACTCTGTTTGTGTAATCAAAGTTAGGGAACAAGTCTCCTTTGTTAATCATCTGCAGATTCCTCCCTTTCAGGAAGTTCGATTTCTCTTAAGCCAATCATTTGAGCAATTACAGTTCCAAGTAATGGATCCTTTTCTTTGTTCAATTGATTCTTAAGATAATCTAATTGTAGTTCAGATAAATCAATCCCTCTTGAAGCATTTCTTAGAGTACTGTCTAAGAGTCCTGCAATTTCAAAGATTGCCTTATCTACTGATTTAAAGTTATCATCTGCCATAATATATTCTCCTAAATTATAGTTTGTGTATTATACTGTTATACGACTTTGAGGTCAACGCATCTAGCGTATAATTTTTCTTGAAGGTCGTATG